GAACTAAGAACAACCTACGTACGTTGATTCTATCGAACGCAGAAGGTCTTGCGAGTTTTGTCTTATCACCAAATAGTATTACGCCAGCTCCAGGGATATTTGCTATTGGATTAACACCTGCTTTATAGAGAGTGTCTCTTTGAGCTTTTGTTGGTGAGTAATTAATTGCAGTTATTCCAAGATACTGACCTCTTCGAGAACCTGCTGGCGAGAACCAAGGAGCTCTATTTAAGTCAGTAGCCGCCATGATTCCAGCTGTAGATGAAGAAGCTGGTATTTCTATGAACTGATCGTTAAACTTATCATATATTTTTAAAAAGTTTCCGTCCATCACTAGATACGATGACTTAGTATAAGTATCAGCAGTTGCAACTATGTTAGTGGTAATAGTTGCCGCGCTGTTTATATTAACAACGTCGTCTCTAGCTGGTGAAGATACAACTACGCAGTCTTTTCTAGTACTTCCTGCCATAGCAACTAAGTGGTTTGTTATAGCTGTCATACTAGCAGTAGTAGATTGCCCAGGTGCTAATAAGAAATCGATTTCAACTTGATCTTTATCTTGAAACAAGTCGTAACCGGTCATTATTGTACCGTCTGTTAAAGTAGAAGTATCTACGCCAGAGTCAAAGTCAAAACTAATTTCTGCGACTTTAGCTCCAACCATAGTAGTACTACTAGTTCGAACAAAATTGTCACCACTATCGATAGTGGTACCAAAAGCTGCCTGTGAACCTACTGTAGCGTTCATGTCTGAGTCACCATTAATCATCCAAACGTATTCTGAAGTTTCATTTATTACGTCTTTGAGAAAAATGTTAGACCCAGCGTTATCTTTAGCGTTGCTGCCTACGGATAAAAATGCGAATCTTTCTAGAACAGTATTTGCAGTTCCAGTAAATAATCCACCTTTGTCTATGACGACGGCGTGTACTTCGTCATTTGTAGCAGCTCGTTTAGTAGCAAAGTCTGAAGTTCTAGGAGCTGCATCGAATTCTCCTTTGAAGTTCCAGTCATTATAAGCTGAATCTCCGTGCTTACCGGGTAAACATAGTTGAACTTGTAAACTATTTCCTAGGGCTCCGGGGTATTTTGCTACGAATGTATGTTTATCTGTAGTTAATCCAGATAATTGCGAATTAAAGTCTGTTTCATTTTTTACCACTTCTTTTAGAGATGCTGCAGTAGGTGTAGTATTGTCAGACCTCGTAGTTGAAGTAGCATTACAAGCCGCTGAATCTATTATTCTAACAGTTTGCATCTTGCTAGAATACTTTAGAAACATATTGGCTCTATGAAACGAAAATGTCGTGGTGGTGTCTGGAGACCCGAATCTGTCTACGAGATCAGCTTCATTAGCTATCAGAACTCGCTCATCGACCGGACCCCACCTCGCGTTTATCACAGTTGCGCCTGTAGTTGACTGGACATTAGGCACGCCACCAGTCAAGTCTATTTCTTTGACAACAACCGCGGGTGATTCTGAGGGTGTAGAGAGTGCCATCTTCTTTTCCTTTTCAGTTGATTTATACGGTTTACATTATACGATTATTCAATTGTTACCATTATTTATAATATTACAAATCTCTAGCATATTCAATGGCCCATGGATCTTCTGACTCTTCTCTTTCTATTTTTTCAATTTGTTCACTACCGTCGTCTATAAATCCAAACGGCACTATATCGTCTTGGATTTCTTTAAGTTTTTGATTAAATATCATGTCTTTAATATTAATATCAGTTAAATTTGAGAAATAAGCAGACGACACAAAATATCCAAACATAACTAAGTTCATAACTAAGTCGTCGTGGTTTCCAGTAGAAGCTTCAAAAGTCTGTCCTTTAGCCTCAAACGTAGATATTTCTAGTATAGTTTGTTCATCTATTATCTTTAACTTATTATTCTCAAGTAAGTCTTTGAGAGCAGAACAGCCTAGTCTTTTAGATTTTCTGTTTATTTCTATTCCTACAGCATTAGCTTTAATCGCAGACTCGACGTGTACGTTCTCGTATTCTAAGTCATAATATAATCCATTACATACCACGCTTCCTTGGTCATTTGATTCAATAATACAATAAGCTTTGTTGTAGACATTGGCAAATTTATATATAATATTAGGGAAGAGTAATGGAGAGATAGTATTGTTGCGATAAACAGCTACCTGTTCGAAAGGTCTTGTGCTAATATCGATTAAAGAAAAAGTAGAATAGTCCTGTCCTCTTCCTTTTGAAACATCTGCGACTAATATATAATCATGATTTTTTTCAGGTTCTTTATATATTAAACAATCTCCACCTTCTAAATTACGTATTGGTGTTTTAGCTCTTAAATCTAAAAGGGTTTGAGCATTTATTAAAGTGTTTCCAGTTCCAAAAAAAGTATTACCAAATTCTTGATCGAACTGTATCTGAGATGTATTGTTTATGGTTTGTTGTTTCCATTCTTCATCTCTTCCCGGGACATCGTGCCAATCAACTCTAAAGTTACTATATTCATTTACACCTTGTATTGAACCTTCCCATATCTTATGAAAAGTGTTACCTATTCCGTTAGCAGTTGACGTAACGATAATCTTAGTATCGGTACCTGAAGATATAACAGGATATGTTGAAGTGTAAAATTCCGCAGCTCTTTCTACGAAAGCGAACTCATCCAAGTATAAAAGGTTAACAGATAATCCACGAATTGACTGGCCAGTCGTAGCAGCAGCGATAATACGACTATTGTTACTGAAATCAATATTAGACTTATTGAGAGCTTTAACCCCAGGTTGCAGAAAAAAAGGAATGTTTTCAAGCATAATCGTAATCCTTGCCAACATCTCTCTCGCAGTGGCACCTTTGTTCGCCAAGACCGCGATTGTTTTTTCTGGTTGAAATAACGCGAACCATAATAAGTATCCGCACGCCGAGATCGATTTACCCGACTGTCTGCAAGCAAGTACAACATTAAATCTATTCCTTTCAAATTGCTCAAACATCTTTCTCTGATATGGATAAAGTTGAAAGTCAACTAAACCCTTATCAAGAGATATTATCTTCGCATACTTTTGTATAAAGTACACAGGATCTTTCATACAAAGAGCATATTCTTTGATCTGGTCTTCCGTCCAGTCTTGAACAATACCATCTTTTTTTATATTGGGATTACCTAGATAATTCTCATTTTGATTTTGGAGTGACATTGACTAAGTCTGTCTCTTTCTTAAGTATCTTTTGTAACTCAGCAGTCGACCCGACGAAAAGATTATTTGTAGTGGTTGCTATGTTCTTAATCTCTTCAGATTTATCTAAGTCTTTTTTCTTTTTATTTAAGTCCATTAATCTATCATTAACGTCAGAAATATTCTTAATCATTCCTGATAGTACTTCAAATGCTCGAGGATGCTCACTTTCACGCGCAACTTCTATCATAAGTTCTAAACTTTCTTTGCCTTTTTCTACGAGTTCGTAATACGTAGACCTCGAATAATTATAATCGTTGTCTGCGTTCTTGTCTTCTGGCGGAAGAAACTTATCTAAATTTTTATCGTCGCTCATAATTCTACTAATTCACGGTTCTTAATATGTTGTTCTGCAATCTCTTCTTTAGATTGTCCATGGTATTTAACTGCATGATGTTTTTCAATCATCTTTTCATTAATGTTTGTTTCAAATGTCCATAGTTCGCCGAGTATTCTACCAAACTTACCTTTTGCGTCTTTATGAGTTTTAATCGTAAGTTCACCAGCACCAGTCCATTTTTGCAAAAATTCTTTAGCTGCTAATCCATATTTTTTTTCTTCTAAGTCTCTTGTTCTAGATTCTGGAGTATCAATTCCGTATAATCTTATTCTTTGTTTTCTTAACCAAACGCCAAATCCTAAGTCGATATCAACATCCACTGTATCGCCGTCTATAACTCTTAATAACTTACATTTATATTCAAACATATTTAACTCGCACTATCTAAAATTGTTGTTGTAAATCCAAAATCACTATCAGCTAGGCCGATAAGAGAAGTTGGATTCGGTGTAACTCTTATTGTTTCCATACCTATATCAGAATCATTCAATCCAGCTTTAATGTCAAATATCTTGGCATCAGCTTGACGAATGATACTGTTATCAGTGATTGGACCATGATAACTTAACTTCATCTCAAAGTCCAAACTGTATATAATCGTACGTCTTTGTTCTAGCGTTGCATCGAAGTCATCTGTAAAAGATACTCCTTGAATAATAACTTGTATGTCTTCTTTAAAACTACTATATTCTGTAGAGAACGGTTTTATCGTGATCGTATACTGTGGATTAAAAGTTGGAAATATCTGTTCAACTATTTGTAACGCATCATCTTGAGATTTAGCATACGCGTTTAATTGAAACGTAATATTGTATGGTACCGGATTAAAAAACTTCTGTCTCTTCGTGTTTTCTCCAGTAGAAGCCGCAGTAGTAAAATTGCCTGTCTTAGCTAATTGTCTAGTAGGATCGTACGCGATTGAAGTAATTTCAAAAGACATTCTTGGTAGTTTTATAGCTACTCGAGTGTCATCTTG